TTGGTGTGGCGATTGGATCGGTGTTATTTTTACTTTTACTTTTTGCATTGATAAGAAAATGAGCAATTGGAACAACCCAAATAATCCGAACAACACACAGAATGGGTGGAAAACCCCATCAAGGTCATCCCCGCAAGGTGGTGGAACACGGGCGTGTTTGTGCAAGGACAAAAATACATACTCCAAAAAGTGTTGTGATGGCACTTTGTGGGCGCAAGGTGTAGGCAATGTTAGCAGAACACCGACATTCTCAACATTAGAATGGCAGTTTATTACAATTCAATGGAACACAATTAACGACACTTGGAACACAATATAATATGGGAACTTCATTAAACGGATTAACCCCTGCGGTAACGTACCCAGGGTTGATAAAAACGGGCGATAATACCGAATTAAACGCCACATTAAAAACACTTTCTGATGGTAATGGTAACAACCTACCAATGGAGGTGTCCACAGCGGGTGTAAACTTCACAAATAACCTAACACAAGGTGGTGTTGCAGTTCCAACGACTGCTCAATTAAATGAAAAAACAAATAAACTGATTACCATTAATCGTCAAAATTCATCGTACACATTAGTTTTAAGTGATGCAGATAAATTGGTTGAAATGAATGTATCAATTGCCAATAACTTAACTGTTCCACCTTCGGTTTTTGCAAGTGGTACACAAATTTTGTTAGCACAATATGGTGCGGGGCAAACGACAATTGTCCCTGGAAGTGGGATGACAATACGAAGCAATAGTGGGAAGTTAAAATTGAACGCACAATATAGCGGTGCTACATTGGTATTTATTTCGACAACCGAAGCGTATTTATTTGGAGATATAACAATATGATATTAGCAACACATGGTATTATTGGGAGTGGGTCTGCATTTGATATAGATGCTTTATTATTTTTTAATCGTGTAACATCTGCGGGTGGTTCATTGTCATTGATTGAAAGACAAGCAGTCAATCAATTGGTCGTTGATTTGAAAAGTGCGGGTATTTGGTCAAGTATGAAAGCCATTTACCCAATGGTTGGGGCAAGTGCGGCAGCGTGTGCGCAGAACTTAAAGAGTTCAAGTTTTACGGGTACATTTACAAGCGGTTTTACTTTTGCGAGTACGGGAGTCACGGGTAATGGAACGAGTGCTTATATGAGTACGGGATTTAATCCATTAACTGAATGTTCAACAAATGGCGGTTGTTTGGGGTATTATTCAAGAACAAATAATGGCACATTGACTATGGCTGAAATTGGTGCAATTAGCACCGTGCCAAACCCAGAACAATACTTTCAAATTCATGCTTCTGTTGGTGGTTCCACCTATCTACTACCAAATGTTGAAACCAATTTTATTAGTTTTGCAAATAATAATAGTTCTGGATTTTTTCAAGCGTTTAGAACAAGCAACACCACAACGGGCGGAAAATGGAATACAAATAGTTATTCGTCAACGGGAACAAGTGTAGAAACGCCAAATTTTGAGGCCTTAGTTTGTGCAAGGAATTCAAATGGAACTCCCAATTTTTATTCAAATAGAGAGTGCGCTTTTGCTTATTTTGGTGATGTAATAACCGATACCCAAGCATCCAACTTTTACACCGCAGTACAAGCGTTTCAAACAACATTAGGTAGACAAGTATAATGGAAATGCACATTCAACATAAATACGGGTGGATACCAAAAATATATAAAAAATGATAGGTTACACACTTACACCCGAACAAAAGGATTTGATACAAGGGCAATACTACGCACCTTATCAATTCTTTAATTGCGTTCAAGATATTAACGGCGTTTGGTTTTTGTTTCTTAGCGATGAGGACAAACCCGAAGTTGCAATAACCGAATACGCTTGGGTTTTGGATTTACCCGAAGCGGAATACATCCCACCACCATCACCACCATTCCCACCTACTGAATAATGACCGCAAGAAAACCCAATGCGTTGCCCGTGTCGTTTGACCAATTTCGCAAAAACCCAATTGCTGCCGTTGCTTTTTGTATGCTTTTGGCCGTTTCTTATCTTTACTTTGACCTTCGTTCGGGCTATAAAGAACAGATTGAAAAGGCAAATGAAAAGATAGAAGCGTTGGATATTAAGATTGACAAACTCACATACGCCCTGAAAAAGTCCGATTCGTGTTTGGCATCTGCCATGACTGAAATACGGATCATGCAAACAATGAAAAAACTATGAAAAACCTTTTAATCGTATTTAGTGCATTGTTTATCACTGGTTATGTGTTCACAATCGCCCACGCTAAACAAAGCCCACAGATTGACGAAATAGACGCGTTGCTTAGTAGGGTATCAAAAAACCTACAAAGTGCGTCAGAAGCCACTAAAATGGCTCAAACGATGAACGCAAAGATGGTTGAATCAAAGGTTGCGGAAAAAGAAGCGTTAAAAGCGGATGTTGCCAAGGCACAAGCGAAGGCGGAAAAGTATGCAAAGACCATGATGTTTATGGGTGTTGATACGGCCATTGCGGACATGGACACTGTGAGTTTGAACAATATGCTAAAACTAAACGGACTGTAATGGCAAAGGCAACCAACACAACGACATTTCGTGCAAAGCCCAAAAAGAAGTTGGGCAGACATACCAAGCACATCAATAAACACAAATCAAAAAAGCCCAGTGTGGGTCAAGGATAATGGACAGATTTAAAGCAAATGTAACGGGCATTGTTGCCATTCTAATTTTGGCATTGAGTTATGCCATTCTATTTTCAATTATCTTTTGGGATTTCCCAACGGATCAAAAGGACATTTATTTTACCATTGCGGGTGGGGTTACATCCATCGTGACTATGGTAGTATCATTCTATTTTGGCGCAAGTAAAAAACAAGATGAAAATTAAACAAGTACCATTTAGGGCATACAATCGCGAAGCGGTTAAAAAAACCCAGGTGTATTTACACCACACCGCAGGAAACGGAAGCGGTGAACAAACCTTTGCATATTGGGAAAAGGTTGCCAACAAGGTTGCCACTTGTGTTGCCATCTCAACTGATGGAACAATCGTTCAAGGGTTTGGCAGTGAGTATTGGGCGTACCATTTAGGGTTAGGCACAAAGCATTTCATGGGGCATGGTTGCCCATACCTACCTTTGGATAGAACATCCATCGGTATTGAGGTTTGCAATTGGGGTCCAATCACCAAAAAAGGCACAAAGTATTACAACTATGTGGGTGGGGAAATACCCGCAGACCAAGTGACGGAACTTTCAACGGCCTACAAAGGATACAAGTTGTGGCATAAGTACACAGACGAACAAATCCAATCCGTTAAGGACTTGTTGATTCTTTGGAATGAAAAGTACGGCATAGATTTAACCTACAATGAGGATATTTGGGTTGTAACCAAACGAGCATTGAAGAACGAATCAGGTGTATTCACCCACAATTCAGTTCGTGCGGACAAGGCGGATGTGTATCCATGCCCCCGTTTGATTGAAATGTTGAAGTCACTCACAAAGGAAAAGTAACCATTTACAAAAGAAAGGGGTTAAAATCCCTTTTTTTATTTGTGTATATGTTTGGAATTTCAAATATCAAATGTATATTTGCATCATGGAAATGACAAACAAACAAAAATTCAACGACATCAAGGTAGGTGACATGGTAACTTACTATTCGGATTTACAAGGTTCAATCAGCGAAGCGGTTGTATGTGAGGTAACTGAAAAAATGTTCACACTTACTACATTGAAGCACTGGCAAAAACCCAATGGCGTTCATACTTTTTATGAGTTCAAGATGCCTTTTTACAAGACGGGTACAAAAACACACCACCGTTACACATTCGGTAACGCCATCGAAATCACAAGTTCAATCAACATCATGGGGGTTTAATTACCCCCTTACAACTATGGAAGCAATCATCAACATATACGAATGCGTTTATCGCACAGAAAGCGGAAAGGAATTGTACACCAAAACATGGTATGCACCAACATGGGAACACGCCTTTCGCATGGCTGAAATTTACCGCACAGTCACTTTACACGAAGCGTTTGATTTTATATTAAAACGCATTTAATTTGGAATTGCAAATACTTTAACCTATTTTTGAAAAGACAAATAACATGGATATCATTTACTTAATCATCGGAACACCCATCGCATTTGCCATTGGTTAT